GTGGTGCAAACTATGTGATTGCAGTGACTGAAGACAATATTATGTTCAAGTCTTGGTTGAAAGATCTTATTGAGGTCTCTGATAAGACGAAGAAAGGATTTGGTACTGCTGCCTATACTGAATATACTGCATCGAAAGTCGCAGGACAGTATCCAATTATAAATAAACTTAGGCAACAGTACAAAAATTATAGAAAGTCATGAAGGACTCTAAAGAAGTTCGCTCTGAGTATCAGTCGTTCGTTGATGCTTACGGTAAGATTGCCGAAGCTTCCGTTCCTGAACCTGAGAAGGAACGACTCAAGAATACTAAGAGCAACCCACCTGGGGAACCTCAAGTTCCCCTGGGTGGCGATCGCCGTCCTATGGTGAAAGTTCGTAAGGAAGGTGCCTTTACAGAACAGGCTGAGAAGTATCAGATGTCTGTAAAACAGTTTGCTAGATTCGTTGAAGCGAATCAACTGTTGTTCTCTGTAGATACTCGCAAGAAGGCACAGGTTGCCAATGCCTTCCAAGGTTTCAAAGAGACTACTGAGTGGGATGAGTTCTTTGAAGACACCGAGATGGTGGAAGAGGGTGCAGGTCTGGTAACTGGCACTGCCAAGGCCATCAATCGTGTGATGAAGCATAGAAACCAAACTCCTCAACAGAGAGACAAGGCGGTAAGAAATCTTACAAAAGCGATGGATGTTGTCGCTAAACCAGTCAAGGCGGCCGCCAAAGCTGTTTTATCTCCGGCTAAAGGTAGTGGTCGTGGAACTGCAAGACCTGTCGGTGGTGATCCAACCAAAACATATAGACCTGAAGGTTTAGAGTGGGATGAGAAAGAAATCAATGATATCATCCTTGAAGTAACCACCAAGGAAACTAAGTCTGGAACCAAGTATAAGGTTCGCGTGAAGCACAAGGACACTGGTTCTTCCTACATTCGTTATGCAACCAGAGAGATGATCGCGCAGATGCGTAATGATCCTAAGATTTCTTCTGTTGAGATGACTGATGAAGGTGATGCACCTGAAGATAAGGGTGAAAAGAAAGCTCTTGAGAAAGGTGGTGGCGATCTTCAGAAGTCTGATGAGAAACAGGATACAAAACAGGCTGCCGACAGGGGTAGTGGTTTCGCTGCTAAAACCAAAAAGAGAAGTGTAACCACAGAGGCCAAGAAACTTGATCCCGTTGGTAAGGAAGATGGTGATGTAGACAATGATGGTGATAAGGATTCATCTGATGAGTACCTGATGAGGCGTCGTAAAGCCATTGGCAAAGCGATGAAGAAAGAAGGTTATTCCAATTGGAGACAAGACCTTACTGAAGTAATCAAAGATGAGGACGAAGTTGGCACCGTCAAAGAGAAAGGTGTCAAGAACAAAGTAGAGATCATGCCCAAGATGGAAGGGTATGATGAGAAAACTTGTAAGAAGTGTGGTAAGAACCCATGTGAGTGTCCTAAAGAAGAAATCGAACGGATCGATGAGATCGCTCCTGCTATCGCTGCTGGTGCTGCGACTGGGATCGCTGCTGGTGGTGCTTACATTATTAACAAAATGAGACAGCGGAAGAAAGCATCAGATGCTGGCCAGGGCAAAGGTGGTCTGATTGACAGACTCAATCAGCGTAGAAAAATGTTGGAACAATGAAAACTTTCAAACAGTTTCAGGACTTGATTGAAAAAACTCTGACTGAACCTGAGAAGGATAAGAAAGAGGAAATCGTCAAGTCCATGAAGAAAAACAAGAAGGACTTTGAGGCCCGTTATGGGGATGATGCTAAATCTGTAATGTACGCAACTGCAACTAAGATTGCAAAAAAGAAAGCTTGATCCTATATAGAGAGTAGCTTGCTCTCTAATCATGGTTAAGTTCTTAGTACCACTCGCAATCAAGGTCATCGACGCCGCTGTTGATGCAATCCCTGAGAATCTCGATGATATCGTCAAAAGATTTTTAATTGGTCTTGCAAAGAAAGCGGTATCGAGAACCGATAACACCGTAGACGATCAACTGGTCGAGGCTCTGGAAAAAGCTTTATTCCCAGAAGCCGAATGATATTAGGGAGGGTTATAAACCCTCCTTTTTTTATAAATAAATTATAGACAAAGTTACTGTAGGAATTACCATGGCTCTCTGGGGCAATAACGACAACGTTACAGTTTCGGGAACTGTCACTATCAGTGGCACTACTGTAACTGGAAGCGCGACAACATTTACTGACTTCTCAGTGGGTCAAGTTATCACCGTAGGTGCTGGACAAACTCAAGGTTTTGCTACGATCGTTGGTATCGCAAGCACCACCCTGATGACGATTGCAGACGTAGACGCTCTTGACACTGGAACAATCTCTGGTGCATCTTACATCATTGGCGATTGCCCCATCTATCTGGATGAGGATCCTGCATATGCACCAACTTCGGCCAACGCAGAAAGAGATTACACGGGTAGAGTTCACGGTGTCGCCGCAAACACACCAAACAGAACTCACGTTGCTCATGCTGGTTGGGTAGGAGTTACAACCTATGTTGACACTCACGGTAATCTGAGAACCAAGAGTGAAGTTTATGTTGCTGCTTCTGGTATCACCACTGGCAACACGGTTCTCCCTCCTAACAGCTGATAAATAAAGTCACGTTCTTTCGTGACTTATGCAATTTCATGAGTTGAACGAAGACAACTACATGATGTTCGCAATCAGAAATTACGATAATCCTCAGGCTATTACGTCTGAGGATTTCTATGATGATCTGAAGCGATTTAAATACATCAAACGTTTACTTCGTCGATATAAAAAAACAGGAGTCCTCAAGACTCATCTGTTACTGAATCATTTTATTAGTGTATATAATGTCTTTGGAGATGCTGCGACTGCATTGCTCTTCTATAAGATCGATACTGATCTTTGGAGTTCAATGAAATCGTTTGTAATCTATCTTGGCAGACTTCCAGAATATCCACATACATCAATCCATGATGTCATGGTTGACTTAGAAGTGTATAAATCATTAACTCAAGTCTAATGGATCATCGTCTTGACAGAGTAATTCGATACTTCCGTGAAGAAGGGATGACTGTTGGTGCCGCTGGATTCACATCGGATGCACCCGCAGAAGGTCCTAGGGCCGGTTTCGATCCAACTTTGGGTAGGATTGATAGAAGGAAGAAGAAAAATAAAGCATATCCTACAGAGTTAACAAAGTTCTATAATAAGTTGCTCAAGTATAAGGGTGACGTATACAAAGCCACTAAGTAACGACAATGGCCTTCGGTCTTGGTAAGTTAGCAGTTCTAGAATCGAAACTTGACATCTACGAGGATCTTTCCAAAGAGATGTTAGACAAGTTAGAACGTGCTGTCTCTACTATTTCGGAGAACAGTAATCGTGTTTCTGTCATACTGGAGAGACATGAGAGTCGTCTAGATGAGAGTGAAAGGACTGATGGTCTTATCATCAAGATGATTGAAGAGGTGAAGGAACAGGAAGAGAAGAATCATAAAATCCTTCATGAAAGAATCGATAGAATACAAAAGAAAGTAGACTCCAATCAGAAGTTCGTAGTTGGTGCTGGAGCAGTGTTGGCCACTCTTGTTGCAGTATTACAAATCGCGGCACCCATCATAGAAGTCTTGACATCGCAGAATCGGACTGGTATGATTGGTGGACCCCAAAGCGCGTCCATTGAATTACATCGACACGAAGTATATCAACCTGGTCTCAGTACGCCTGCTTAAGTTCTCTGAGAAGAAGAAAGGTCTGTATAACTTCCGTTGCCCGTACTGTGGTGACAGTCAGAAGTATAAGAACAAGTGTCGTGGATACTTGTTCAAGAAGAAGAATGACTTTGTTTATAAGTGTCACAACTGTGGCGTAGGACGCTCTTTGGCTAATTTTCTGAAAGACCAAGACTCCAATCTTCATGATCAATATGTCATGGAGAGGTATAAGGAAGGTTTGACTGGTAAGGGTTCTAATACACCCAACCCAATCTTTAATTTTCCCAAACCAAAGTTTAAATCTAAAGACATATGTTCAGAACTAACAAAGGTTTCTGATCTAAATAAAGAACACTTTGCACGAGCGTATCTACTCGGCAGAGGATTGAAGGATTTGTCAAAGTTTTACTTCTGTCCCAACTTTGTAGAGTGGACAAACAAACATAAAAAAACTTTCGACAAAACTTTTAAAGATGATCCGCGAATTGTAATTCCTTTGAGGGATGAAAAGGGTAGATTGTTTGGCTATCAGGGTCGTTCCTTGGATGCCACTTCAAAGCTGCGTTACATCACAATCATGCTCGATGAGGATGCACAAAAAATTTATGGACTAGACACAGTTGATACATCAAAGGACATCTATGTCACGGAAGGACCATTCGACAGCACTTTCCTTGGAAATGCTATTGCTATGTGTGGTAGCGATGTTGACCTTGGCGCTTACGATTATAGTTTCGTATTCGTCTTCGACAACGAACCAAGAAACAAGGAGATCGTACAGAGAATTTCTAAGACGATCGACAGTGGATCGAGAGTCGTCATCTTTCCTAATTCGTTGAATGAGAAAGATTTGAATGACATGGTGTTATCTGGACTGAATGTTCAAGATGTAGTAGAATCAAACGTATACTCTGGACTAGAGGCTAAACTTAAACTGAACAGTTGGAAGAAAGTATGACGAACGGAATTAAGGTTAAAAAGAGAAACGGCACTATTGAGCCGATTGCTCTGGAAAAAATGCATAAGATGGTGGAGGCCGCTACTGATGGTCTCGCTGGTGTTTCTGCATCTCAAGTAGAGATCCAATCTGGCATTCAATTCTATGATGGGATTACCACCCAAGAAATCCAAGAGATTCTGATTCGTGCTGCAAGTGATCTGATTGATTTGGATCATCCCAACTATCAGTTTGTGGCTGCACGGTTGTTGTTGTTCTCAACTCGTAAAAGTCTTTATGGTCGGATGAAGGAACTTCCTCATCTGGTTGATCACATTAACTCATGTGTGGCTGCGAAGGTCTATGATCATGCGATCTACGATTCATATTCTCTTGAAGAGATTCAACACGCCGATAAGTGGATTGATCACGATCGCGACTTCCTGTTTACATATGCAGGTCTTCGTCAGGTGGTTGACAAATACCTGGTGCAGGATCGTAGTACTGGACAAGTCTACGAGACTCCTCAGTTCATGTACATGATGATTGCTCTCACCATGTTCGCGAAGTACCCCAAGGCTACGCGAATGGATTACGTTCACAGATACTACAATGCAATCTCCAAACACCGAATCAACATTCCCACACCTATCATGGCGGGAGTGCGAACTCCACTTCGACAGTTTGCTAGCTGTGTTCTTGTTGATGTTGATGACACCCTCGATTCTATCTTTACTTCTGATATGGCGATTGGCCGATACGTTGCACAACGTGCGGGGATCGGTATCAACGCAGGTCGCATCAGGGGCATCAACGCTAAGATCCGAGGCGGAGAGGTTCAACACACAGGTGTGGTCCCCTTCCTCAAAAAGTTTGAATCAACTGTCCGATGCTGCACACAAAACGGCATCCGAGGTGGGTCAGCGACTGTCCACTTTCCTATCTGGCACCAAGAGATCGAAGACATCATCGTCTTAAAAAACAACAAAGGAACGGAGGATAACCGTGTCAGAAAACTTGATTACTCCATTCAACTCTCAAAACTTTTCTACGAACGTTTCATCCAAAACGGAGAGATTTCACTTTTCTCTCCTCATGATGTCCCTGGCCTTTATGATGCTTTCGGGACTGACCGCTTTGATGATCTGTATTGTAAATACGAATCAGACGATCGAGTACCTAGAAAGACAGTCGGTGCTCAGGAACTGATTCTGGATCTTTTGAAGGAACGTGCAGAGACTGGTCGTATTTACATCATGAATATTGATCACTGCAATACTCATTCTTCTTTCAAAGACAAGGTTGAGATGTCTAATCTTTGTCAGGAGATTACTCTTCCAACCTATCCTCTTCAACACATTGATGATGAGGGTGCAGAGATTGCTCTGTGTATTCTTTCTGCTATCAACGTGGGTAAGATTCGTGATCTAAGTGATCTGGAAGAACTATGTGATTTGGCAGTCCGTGGTCTGGAAGAACTGATTGACTATCAAGAGTATCCTATCAAGGCGGCAGAACGCGCCACAAAGGCGCGGAGATCCCTTGGCGTGGGGTTCATCGGTCTTGCACATTATCTTGCTAAGGTTGGGTACAAATATAGTGATCCTGATGCTCTTGTCGAAGTGCATCGACTCACTGAGGCCTTCCAGTATTATCTCTTGAGATCTTCTAACGAACTTGCTAAAGAGAAAGGATGGTGTGCCGACTTTGGTCGCACCAAGTATGCGGATGGTATTTTGCCTATCGATACATACAAAAAAGACGTAGATGAACTAGTAGATCCTGAGTATAACTATGATTGGGAAAGTCTTAGAGCATCTATCTCTGAACACGGTTTACGGCACTCAACACTGTCTGCTCAAATGCCATCGGAGAGCAGTTCCGTTGTGTCAAACGCAACAAATGGAATCGAGCCACCTAGAGACTATCTGTCCATTAAGAAGTCAAAGAAAGGGCCTCTTAAACAGATCGTCCCTCAGTATGGTAGTCTCAAGAATAACTACACTCTTCTATGGGATATGCCTAATAACACTGGGTACATCAATGTTGTTGCCGTCATGCAGAAGTTCTTTGATCAGGCCATTAGTGGAAACTGGAGTTACAATCCAGAAAACTATCCCGACAATGAAGTCCCCGTCTCAGTGATGGCAAATGACTTTTTGACTACATATAAGTACGGTTGGAAGACCAGTTACTACCAAAACACACATGACATGAAGAGTGATGAGGTAGAGACAAAAGAGACGGCGGATGATATAATCAAACAACTGTTAACACAAGAAGAGGAAACCTGTGAATCCTGTGCAATTTAAACTCAGATCAAAGGACCACAACATCACTGGGATGACGGTCTTTAACCCAGAAAAGGTAGATACCAAAAAACAACCAATGTTCTTTGGTAAGCCCCTGGGAGTTCAAAGGTACGATTCATACAAATATCCAATCTTCGACAAACTGACTACACAACAACTTGGTTACTTCTGGAGGCCCGAAGAGGTGTCTCTCCAGAAGGATCGTGGTGACTATCAGTCATTAACTGCCGAACAGAAACATATCTATACTTCTAATCTGAAGTATCAGATTATGTTGGACAGTGTTCAGGGTAGAGGTCCTGGAATGGCTTTCATTCCATTCTGTTCTCTGCCTGAACTGGAGGCGGCCATGACTGTGTGGGAGTTTATGGAGATGATCCATTCCCGCTCCTACACATATATTATCAAAAACGTATATCCAGATCCCTCAGAGATCTTTGACACCATCACAGAGGATCCTGCTATCCTCAGAAGGGCGTCAACGGTGACCTCTGCATACAATGATTTTATCAATGCCGCACAGATGTGGGGTAGTGGTAATCAGTGGGAACATGCGCTGGAGGATTGTGAGTCAGCCATCAACGAACGGTATGAACTCAAAAGAAAACTCTATCGAGCAGTCGCAAACGTCAACATCCTGGAAGGAATTAGATTCTATGTCTCCTTCGCATGTTCGTTCGCATTTGGCGAACTTAAGCTTATGGAAGGATCGGCAAAAATCATTTCTCTTATCGCCAGGGACGAAAATCAACACTTGGTTCTCACCCAGAACATCATGAACAAGTGGCGTGAAGGAGATGATCCAGAGATGGTTCAGATCGCCAAAGAAGAAGAACAGAATGTTTATGACATGTTCCGCAAGTGTGTTGAGGAAGAACGTCAGTGGGCTGAGTATCTGTTTAAAGACGGATCTATGATCGGTCTGAATGATAAACTGTTGTGCAAGTATGTTGAGTGGATCGCCAACCGTCGCCTGAAGGCGATTGGCCTGAAACCCATCTATGACATCCCTGCAAGTAACAACCCCTTGCCCTGGACGCAACACTGGATCTCTTCTAAGGGTCTTCAGGTTGCACCACAGGAGACTGAGGTTGAGTCTTACGTTGTAGGTGGTATTAAACAAGACGTTAAAAAGGACACGTTCAGTGGATTCAAACTCTGATTGGAGATTTAAACTCCTTGCAGATCCAAAGTTCCCTTTGACAGAGGCCCAAATGCGGGTCTTGTCAGAGGGACCTTCTGGTTTGTCGGAAGCTTGGATTTTGCAAGCTTTAAAATATAAATACCATATAGGAAAACTTGTAGACAAATGAAAACGTTCCAACAGTTCAATGAAGAAGTCACCGCCAGAGGTGTTGGGGCGGGTCTCAGACAGGGTATTAACAAGGCTGCGAGTGCAACCTATAACTTTGGAAAAGGATTCTTCACAGGGAAGGCAGGATCCAAACCAGGGTCTGCACAACACCGTGGTTCTCAGTTGAGAAAGGCTGGTGATCGTGCTGCCGAATATGGTATGAAGACCGCAAAACAAAATCAAGATCGAAGAATAAAAAATACCACAGACTTTGTGAAAGGTCTGGTCACTGGTAAATGATCTGGAGGGGGCCTTGACCCCCTCTTTTTTTGTCAGTATAATAACTCTGCCAGTGTTCAGGAAACAGCTCTAAATAACTTCATGGTTATTAGAGCCAATGAGTTGTGACTATGAAAATCCGTGGTATTTTAAAGGATCCCCTTTCTTATCTGAGGATATTAACGATCTGTACGGTTTTGTCTACAGGATCACTAATCTTCAAAATGGTAGAGAGTACATCGGCCGAAAGTACTTCTGGTCATTTAGAAAGCCTAGAGGTAAATCTAGGAGAGTTAAAAGTGAGAGCGACTGGAAGAAATACTACGGAAGCTCTGACGAACTTAATCAGGAACGTCAACGGATTGGGAATAATGCCTTTAGACGTGAGATACTAAGTCTTCATGAAAAGAAAAGTTGGGTTAACTTTGAAGAGACCCGACAACTATTTTTAAACAATGTTCTGTCTGAGGCCTTGACAGACGGAACACCCAGGTATTACAATTCAAACATTCTTGGCAGATACATGCGTAAGGACTACTATGTCACTGGAACCAGCGGACAACTCCCCAGAGGATCTGATGCTGATGAAGACGATGGTTGAAGGTTTTACAAAATGGTCTGTAGAACGTATGAATGATCTAACTTCTAGTAATAGAATTGATGATGCAACTGCGATTTACTATGAGTTTGAAGAATGGCTCAATCCAGATGAATCCAATGATGTAGTTGTCATTGATGATATGAATTTTGATGAGTAATTATGTTCTGGTTTTTTCAACCCACACCACCACCTCCAACTCCAATCCCTGTTATAGAATACAAGGAACAGTTTTGGGAGTGTCCAACTTGTACTCCTGCAGAACAGTATGTTCTTAAGGAACTTCAAACACAAACAAAAATCAAATCACGCAATGCCCTTTCGGCGATTCTTGGAAACATTAAACAGGAAAGTAACTTCCGTGCCTTCGTATGCGAGGGAGGGGCTAGAGTTCCTTATGATCGTTGCCATCGCGGTGGCTATGGAATCATCCAGTGGACTACTGAGAGTCGTTATAATGGGTTAGGTAGTTTCTGCAAGAAGTATGATTGCGATCCCAGTAGTCTTGCAGGTCAAGTTCGTTATATGATTAACGAAAACCAGTTTCAAAAGATTCTTCCCGAACTTGAAGGTGGTGTTGACACGGTTGCACAATACATGGTTCCGTGTTACTATTGGCTGGGTTGGGGAATCAAAGGTAATCGTGAACTCTATGCATACGATTACGTTAAAAAACTAGTCAAACCTTGACTTTCTTGGGCCCATAGTTAAGTGGATATAACCCCCGCCTTCTAAGCGGTTGTCCCAGGTTCGAGTCCTGGTGGGCCTGTTCCTAAATACTACGAAACCTACATCATGTACAAACCTTATTCACCAGAGTGGCATAGGTATCGCTACCTGAAAGAAGCCATCGACACATATTTTGATGACTATGTGGATAATGAAGTCATCTACACAGACATCATGAAAATCCTAGGTGATAGGATGTCTAGTGCTATTGATGAAGTCAATAAGGTTCTTGATCTAAAAGACAAACTCAAAACGAATTAACATGCTCTCCACCGCGTATCGACTTCGTTTGGAGTCCATCTGCCGTTGCATTGCAAACAATGAAGAAGTTCCTCTAGAGGATATGATCTGGGCAGAAAAACTTGCCAAAGCACATACTCTTGCTAGAGATTGGTTGAACAAAGCACGGCGTCAGGCTAAAGGTATTGAAGAAGGAACCACCGACGATTTTCTGAATAGGATGGGATTAGGAGACCCCGACCCATCCAATCATAGAACGGGGTTTGGTGGTGCAGATGAGATTGTAGATTGGTTTCAAAGAGATAAACCCGATGATTGGAGGCAACGTGACTAAGTTCTTAATGTTTACAAAAGAATCTTGCGGACCATGTGGTCTCGTAAAGAGATATATCAACGCACTCAAAGATGATCGTGCTGAGATTATTGAAGAGATTTATCTTGAAGATGTAAGTGATGTTCCCATCTCCGAAGAGAATCTTGCACTAGCCAAATCATATGGTGTGACTGCAACTCCTGTTCTTGTTATTACTGATGAGAATGGAGAACATCTAGAAACTTACACTGGTGGTGTACCCATCACACAAAACATTCGTAAGTTGTGGGACAAGTACGATGTTTGAAAAAATTACCCCCGAAACATACGAGAAGATGAACGAGGAGTTTGAGGAAGAAGGCTTAGCCTTCCGAATCATCGTTCCTACTCAAGAACAAATTGATGAATGGAGGAAACGTGATTGACGACAACTTTAAAAAATTTGCCGTTGACAAACAACTAGATAATATCTGTGAAATTTTGGGTGGTGAGGTCAAACACTACATTTGTTGTGATAGAACTACTCAATATCGTAAGATTGTAATTGAGTATAATCACAGTAAGAAGACTTAATTCCACTTCTGTGGCCACCAACCCTTAAGTTGTTTTGCTTGAGCTTCAAACTTTTCAAGTCTTGCAATACGTTCTTCCAGTTCTGCAAACTTTTCTTCAGACAGTTTGTCGTACTTAGACATGTAAACGTCTTCGTTGGTGATCTCTACAGATCCCTCAGTCTTCTTAGTTCTTCTGGTAGCCATAACTTTTATAACAGACTCATGTATTTAGTTGAGCGTTTCATATCTGATGAAGAAACTGATAAAATTAAAACATTAGTTAATTCTATTGCACCAGATTGTCCGTGGCCAAATTGGTATAGTAGTACCGTTAAAGGTACAGACTATCATCTGATGGACAAGTCTGATGAATTATGTGATATAATTCCTATATACGAAACGATCTTAGAGAAGAAACTTCGTCTCAGAAATGCATGGACTGTATATGGTAAAGAGGGATCTTATCATATGGCTCATAGACATCACTGTACTGCAGACTTCCTTTGCACTGTTTTGTTTTTAGATACAAGTGGAATCTCCACTCCAAATGGGGACTTCTATGCAATTCTAAATAACGATGTCTATCAGTACTCTCCACAAAAAGGAGACTTATTGATCTTTACCTCTGACGTTTGTCACGGAACTTATCCCCAGGTAAAAGGTCTTAGACACACTCTTAATTTAGATTTCAATCCTCTTTAGCTCAGCGGTAGAGCGAACGACTGTTAATCGTTTGGTCCCTGGTTCGATCCCAGGAAGGGGAGTTGGGAGATTAGCTCAGCGGTAGAGCTATTCGTTTACACCGAATCGGTCACTGGTTCGATCCCAGTATCTCCCATGTCTCATGAGGTTAAATGCAGTACAATGTTATCTGCCAGATGTAAGTCCTGTAATAAGGAACTTCATAGTAATAGTAAAATCCAATACTGTGGTTGTCCAAATCAGATGTATGTTGTGGACGACAAGGTTGGGGCCAACGACTTAGAAAAAGTCGTGTTAACAAATTCTATAGATAGTGTTAACAAAACTGGTGTTTTGTCGAGTAGTGACTTACAATACCAGGAGAACCGACGCAAACGAAAGGTTCGTCGATTAGACTTTGAGGAACGATGATCAATCTCCATCAGAAATTCAACCATTATCTAAACACAAATAAGATTTTGGACATGGACGGTGTTCATGAACGCATCATCAGTTATGGTTGGATGGATGATGGAACTAATCTCACGGGTTACTATGTTCTTACAGAGAACTTTGAACTTGTGTTTGATCTTCAAGACAAATACCAATACAAGTTGCCGAGAAAATCGGCAGCGGCCACAAGAAAATCTAAATAAACCAAGTCTATTTTGACAGATGAAAATCTTTTTAGATACTGCTGACACAGAAGTCATCAGTAAACATTTTGCTACAGGACTGATTGATGGTATCACCACAAATCCTTCATTGATTAGGAAGAGTGGAAGAGATCCAGAGGACGTTTACCAAGAACTGATTGACCTTGGAGTCAAAGACATCAGTATGGAGGTTGTTGGTAACGGAATCGAAATGGCTCGTGAAGGGGAACGACTCTTCAAAAAGTTTGGAGAAAGAGCCACAATCAAGGTTCCTTGCACACCTGATGGTCTGTATGCATGTAGGGTTCTTTCTAAGAATCTGATCAAAGTGAATGTCACTCTGATCTTTAGTGCTGCACAGGCCATTCTCGCTGCAAAAGCTGGTGCAACTTATGTCTCTCCTTTTGTAGGGAGACTGGATGACAACTCTATCGCGGGTCTAGAAGTCGTCCGTTCTATCTCTGAGATCTTCCGTATTCATGGAATTCGTACTCAGGTCTTATCCGCTTCTATTCGCACCGTACAACGCGCCGTAAGGTCTTGGTACAACGGTGCAGAGGTCGTCACAATGCCACCTAAGGTATTTGAAGACATGTATAATCACGTTCTTACAGACAAGGGTTTAGAAATTTTTGACAATGACTGGAAAGCCGTCCAATCTCGATGACCAAGAAATTACCGTCAATATGGATGGCGGTGTAGGTGGTTCATGGAAGGTCACTTCCAAGAGTGGCCAAGAGGAAAAGGACTTGACCGATGAGTACCTTTCCGTGTATACTACACACAACGACGCGAGTTGATCACGTCGTTTTTCAGTTTCACATTCACTACAATGTCTCTCGTTCAGAAATTCAAAAGGAACCTCCAGTCTCTTTCTGACACTGCTGGTGGCTTCATCGAACTTGATTACAAAAATCCTAAACTGTATAAAAAAGTTTTGAAGTATTACGAGGATCGTGGTATTGAATTCGATGATGATCCCTATGATACTTACGAAATGGTTGTCGATCTTCTCAAAGAAGATCTTGCCAAAGAAGGAGTCGCCGTTTGATGTTGAACTGATCGAAGGAGTTCTCACTGAAGAAGAAAGAGAACTCCTTCTTCAACAATCTATTCCACTTCTTAGAGAAATCTCTGAGGATCACCCAGGTCTTCAGACACAAACTAATCTTCCATGGTTATTTCAACAAGAGGGTTACTACAATCCTTTTCCTAAAATATATCAATCTCTGGGTATTAAAGAAAAGTTAGACTCTGCTTGGGTCAATCGCATTGACCATACAACAGAGTTTCCAACATGGCATCATCACCTGATGAACGGAACTAAAGTTTCTGTTGTATACATGTTGGACAATCCAGATTCCGTTGGTACATGTTTTTTGATCAACGGTACTGAATATATGACGGAGGCCAAGACTAACGATATGTTAGTATTTCCTTCCCACCTAGTTCACAGTCCTCCTCCGACAATGAGTCCTAGGTATAGTCTTGCAATGGATTTCCAATGAAAATTCTTCTCGAACGTTTTCCTTATCGTTACATCGAGTGTGGAACTCTCGATAACGGATTCCCTGATTATCGGATTCAAAAGGCCGATCATTACACTAAACGATACAGTGACATGTATCTCTGTGACAATGGTATGCAACTTACTACTGCCATGGAAGATTTTGAATACACAAAATGGCTAGATCCAGATCGTGTTCCGTGTTACATTAAAGATATAGTTTCATGAGGGTGGTGCAAACCACCCTTTTGTTGTATAATAAATATCGTGGACTACATATGAAAGAAATGAAAACCGCACTAGTGCTGGGAGCGGGTGGATTTATCGGCTCCTGGATGGTAAAACGACTCAAGTCTGAAGGCTATTGGGTTCGTGGTGTTGATATCAAACACCCTGAGTTCTCTCGACATGAGGCCGATGAATTTGTCATCGGAGATCTTAGAGATAAAAGTTTTGTCAACCGTGTGGTCGAATACAAAGGACAACTGGGTAACTTTTTCAATAGTATCCCCTACAAAATGATTGAAGGCTTTGATGAAGTCTATCAATTTGCAGCTGATATGGGTGGTGCTGGATACATCTTTACCCAAGAACATGATGCAGACATCATGCATAGTTCTGCCACGATCAATCTGAATCTTCTGGACTCCCTTGTAAAGACTAAGGGTATGGGACGTAAAGTTCCTAAGATTTTTTATTCTTCTTCTGCTTGTGCATATCCTTCTGACATTCAGGAAGATGTGAATAATCCTGGACTGCGTGAAGAAGACGCATATCCCGCTAACCCTGACTCTGATTATGGATGGGAAAAACTATTCAGTGAGCGTCTCTACCTTGCTTACGCTCGCAATTACGGCTTTAATGTCAGGATTGCTCGTTACCATAACATTTATGGACCCGAAGGAACCTGGGAAGGTGGAAAGGAAAAAGCTCCCGCAGCTATGTGTCGAAAGGTTGCGTCCATCTATGGTGATTCAGGAGAGATTGAATGCTGGGGCGATGGTGAACAAACTCGATCGTTCTTGTACATCGATGATTGCATCGAAGCTACACGTCGTTTAATGGAGAGTGATTATTGTGAGGTCATCAACATCGGTTCGGAAGAGATGGTTTCCATCAATCAACTCATCGCATACGCCGCGAAGGCGGGTGGTAAGGAGGTATCGGTCAAACACATCGATGGACCACTCGGGGTTCGCGGCCGGAATAGCCAGAATGATCGGATCCGTGATTGCCTTCACTGGGACTATACTGTCTCACTTGAGGAAGGAATTAGAAGAACTTACGCATGGGTGAACGAACAAGTTCATTGGGATCAGAGAAGTGAAGAGATCAATTCTATGATCGAAGATTATGCAGGAGTATTTGAGGAATGATTGGTTTTAATGTATTGGGTCAACTTGGACAACTGGGAAACCAGATGTTCCAAGTGGCCGCTTTGAGAGGTATTGCTGCAAATAAGGGAGTCAATTATTGTTTCCCCATTCATGATCGAGTAGTCACTGATAGTCTGGGTAACAAACTGCGGGTGGACATTCATAATCCATTCACTCTACAGAATGTTCATCCTCTGAATATTCAGATGATTGATGTTGGTCGTCCTACAATGGCTGAAGGAAATTTTCATTTTAATGAAGGTCTCTTCAATGATTGTCCTGACTGGGTATCTCTTCAGGGATTCTTTCAAACAGAAAAGTATTTCGCTCATGTGTCTGACATGATTCGTGAGATGTTTACTTTCCGACCAGAGATCATTGACCCTGCTCGTCAGATGATTGATAGTTTGAATAAAGCTCCTGTTGCACTTCACATTCGTAGAGGTGACTTTCTTCGTAACTCTGGTAATCATCATAATCTTGATCTTCAGTGGTATGCGAATGCTTTGAACAAGTTTGATCTTGATGGTCGTCAGGTTGCAATCTTCAGTGATGATCCCGAATGGTGTAAACAACAGGATCTATTTGAAGATGATGATACCTTTATTATCAGTGAAGGTAATAGTCATTATGTTGATCTTGCTCTGATGTCACTTTGCACTGGACACATCATTGCAAACTCTACGTTCTCTTGGTGGGGTGCATGGTTGGCCAATAGTCAAGAAGTGATTGCACCGAAGACTTGGTTTGGTCCTGCCAATGCTCACCTAGATACAAAAGATCTTTATCCTGACCATTGGGAGGTCATTGAGTGACTGTAGCTGTAGTATTCATTGGAACTGAGAAGTATCTTGACTTTCTTCCATCTTGGTATGAACGTTGTGAGGAGAATTTTCTTCCTGGAGTAGAGAAAAAATATCTGGTCTTTACTGATGGAGATGTCCCTGAAGCACCAGACAATGCGATTGTCTATAAACAAGAACATCTAGAGTGGCCGTACATCACACTGTATCGATTCAAGATTATTGAAAAAGCTCTTGAAGAAATCTCTAAGTGTGAGTGGTTAGTTTTCCTGGATGCAGACATGGCTGTGGTTGACACAGTGACTCCAGAAGATCTGTTTACTGATAAACCATATCTGGGTGTGCATCACCCATGTCACTTCCTGAAGTTTCAACCTCACCACAAACCGCCAGGATCGTTTGAGACGAATCCTTTGTCTACGGCTAAGGTTCCCGACGATTATGACTTTTCTGTCTACTGGCAGGGATGTCTGTGGGGTGGTAAAGTCTCTGACGTGATTGGTATGATGGAAGAACTTAACCGACGAATCACAACGGACGAAGAAAATAATGTGATTGCGGTGTGGCATGATGAGAGTCATCTTAATGCCTTCTATGCAGAAAGAAAGGATGATGTCCATACTCTTGGACCTGAGTTTGCATTTCCAGAAGTCTTTGCCGATGCATGTGAGTTTCAACCTAAGATTGTTCACCTAGCGAAAGATAACAGTAAGTATCATGTCTAAGAAAATTGCCATTGTTTACTCTGGTCAACCCAGAGCGTTGAGAGAATGTTATCCTAACCATATTCAATATCTTTTTGCTCCCAATAGACACCATGATGTAGAAGTTTTCTATCATCTCTGGGGACAAGATCCAGATCCAACTTTGAAATACTTCTGTGATACTCTTTGGCCTGTGGTTGGTGGTCAATGGGAAGATCCAAAAACTTTTTCTCATGAAACTATTAAACCTGATCCTCAGGCATATCACCCCCTGAACAACATTGTGTCTCAGGCCTACGGGTGGCAACAGACCTTTGACATGATGGATAAATATGCACAGGAGAATGGTGAATACGATTTAGTTGTAAGAACCAGGACCGATAATTGGTTTGTCGAAGAAATTGGGGATCTGGAAAACTATGATCCCCATGGACTTCATATCACAGATATTAAGAGTCACGAAGATTACGCACTTGGAGATACGTTTGCGTGGGGTGACTACACCGCAATGAAAGCTTATCTGAATCTTTTTAATAACTTTGAAGAGATTGTTGAAGAAGGGGCTAGAGTAAATCCAGAATGTCTGTTAGGATGGGCCATTGAAAGAGAAAACATTAAGGTGACTAAACACCCGATGTATCCTAAACTTTATCGAGATGTTGTTAGATGACAAAACTTGTAATCTTTGATCTTGACGGTGTATTAATTGATAGTAAAGATTATCATTTTGATGCACTGAACACGGCCCTTGCAAAGGTCGGTGAACAATATGTGATCTCTCGTCAAGAACACGTTAGTATCTACGATGGTTTACCGACCAGACCAAAACTGGAACTTCTTACTAAAAATAAAGGTCTACCAGTTGAACACTATGATCAAATCTGGCAAGACAAACAAGAGGAGACTCTTAGAGTATTTGATCAGGAGGTCAGAAAAGACTATGAGTTGATGGGATACTTCCAACAACTCAAAGATCAAGGATATAGTATTGCTGTTGCGTCAAATAGTATTCGTAACACAGTCAAGATCATTCTTTTACGTCTGGGTATTCTTGAGTTTATTGATTTGTACATCAGTAATGAAGATGTATATCGCAATAAGCCCTTCCCAGAAATGTATTGGAAGTGTATGATTAGACTGGGTGCCCTTCCTAGGGATACCGTAATCATCGAAGACAGTCATATTGGTCGTCAAGGTGCCATTGATAGTAAGTGTCACCTTGTCGCTGTCAATGATCGTAAAGATCTCAACCAATCAAAGATCGATAAGATCAAAACTATTCTGAACGATACTAAAAAGAAAAAAATCCCCTGGAGGTCTGAGAAAATGAACGTTCTGGTTCCTATGGCTGGTGCGGGTAGTCGATTTGCCAAGGTCGGTTATACGTTCCCTAAGCCTCTGATTGAAGTGAAAGGTAAACCCATGATCCAAGTGGTCGTGGAGGGTCTAAATGTAGAGGCCACATACACCTATGTGGTGCAGAAAGAACACTATGAGAAGTACAACCTTCAGTATCTTCTGAATCTGTTGACTCCTAATTGCAACATCGTTCAGGTTGATGGTCTGACTGAGGGTGCTGCATGTACTACTCTGCTTGCAAAAGAGTTCATTGATAATGATGAACCTCTGATCCTGACGAACTCTGACCAACTGATTCTGTGGGATTCAAATGAAACCCTGTATGCGTTTAACAATGACAACGTGGACGGCGGTATCGTCACATTCCCTGCCACACATCCCAAGTGGTCCTTCGCAAAACTTGGTGATGACGGTTATGTGTCTGAGGTTGCCGAGAAGAAACCCATCAGTGATCACGCT